AATTGTACTTACCATTTCTTTTTTCATCTTTACCAACCTTCCTTCTTATTTTTGTAAAATAAAAGAACCTACTCTTTATCTGTAGATTCTTCAATATCTTTATTAAGTTCCTCTAATTGTGCTATTGCACCTTTTAAAATTAATGCTTGTTCTTGTGCTTGTTGTAATTGTTGTTGTAAACTTTGTATTGCATTAAGTGTTTCTTGTAAATTTTCTTTTCTTTCTTCTAATAATTTATTAATATCTTTCATTATTCAGCCACCTCACTATCGCTATTAATACTATCCTCTATTTCATAAACTTTATCTTCAAATTCTAAAATATCTTGTCTTACAGCTTTTTTATTAGCGTTATATAATTCAGGACTATTTATATTTTTACTTGTAGTTGTTCCTTCTTTTGATATATTCGCATTCATATATACAACTATTGTATCATTTACTACACTTTGTCCTACTAAATTTATTGTCTTTTTAATACTTAACATTTTACATTCCTTCTTTCTTTTTTATTTTAATCTTGTCCAACTTGACCAATTGTCTTGATAATCTCGTAAATATCTAAACCACATACCATTACCTGTATAACTTATTGCAATTTCTGCACTGCCACCTGTTCCATCTCCAAAGCCTATTACCACACAATAGCCTGATGGCATTGTACTACCTGTACTATCGCCACCACTTGTACTATAACAATAAATACCACTTATAGCATTTCTGCCAGTCATCGGGGCTTTTCTACCTTGCGAACTTATCTGCATATGTGAGTGTCCTAATAATGCATAATTACTAGGAGTAAAATTTCCAGAGTGATAAATATCGTATTTGTTTCCTTTAGCGTCTAAATACTGTGGGCAATCAGAACTTCTTACATATGTGTGTATGTTTGTACCGCCTAAATAGCAACAATCATCTGCTCCTACTACAATCATTCTTTGGTTAGTTCCTTTAGAATCTTTACCATGTATGCCTTTTCCGTTGGCAAAATCTACATTGTCTGTAATCAATCCTCCACTTAATGGTAAATAATTATCTAAATCGCTTATTTTAGGACAATAATTAGTAAAGTTATTACTATTAAGAACTCTGTAATTTCCTTCATATAGATTACCAACACTTATTGTTGGATAGTTGCTATTTCCTAGTATAGTCGCTTGAGTACTTCCTGATGATGTTGCATATGTTCCTAATTTTATTAAATCTTGAGCTGTACCACTGTTGTTTTTACCTTTGATAGCTTTACTGTTAGATAAAGTTATATCTCCTGTTAGAGTTCCACCAGTTAAAGGTAAATAATCTTCAGGATTGAAATTACCAGCATGATAAATGTCATATTTATTTCCATTGGGATCTAAATACTGTGGGCAATCTTTACTTCTAATATAAGTATGAAGATTAACCCCACCTGAATAAAAGCTATCATCAGCACCTATAACTACAAGTCTTTGAGCCACCCCTTTGGAATCTTTACCATATAAACCTTTTGCATTTGCAAATGTTAATTCTGCATTAGAATCCATAGTACCACCACTTAATTTTAGATAACTACTATCGTGATTATGATTACTAGCAGCTTTCCCATCTAATGTAGTTTGCAAATTGGTGATTTCGCTTATAGTATGACTATGGCTACTAGGTATAAATGTACTAGGCTTGTTTAATACATTATTCCATTCAACCATACCTGTACCTTGACTAATTGCATTTTCTAAAGCTGTAATTCGAGTATTAACTCCCTTACCTGCAAGAGTAATATCTTCTCCACCACCAATTTTAAGACCATGCCTGAAAAATACACTTTGTTCAAATCTTACAGGACCCCAATCATCACCGTCATTATCGTTTTTAAGTACTCCTTCTACATCAAGAATCATGTAAGAGTTGTATATACCTGTACTAGCATTTTTATATGCTAGTGCTAAGTATTTACCATTTTCGTGACTTAAATGTAGTCCGTCTTTGATTGATCCATTAACATTGTAAGTACTATTCCATAAAGCACCTTCTAATACAGTATTGTTACCACTATAAATATTAAGTCTTGGAGCCTTTACAATGTCAGTAAATTCAGCTGGTATACTCGCATAAAGCTTGTTATTTCCTTTATTATCACTTACATCAACAGAAAAACTTCCGTAGCTCCCCTGTAAGCTTAACAGCTTTGTTTTTAAGTTTAAATTATCTGTTTTTAACATTAGTTGTGTTGGTGCTACAATATCCATATTTGACATATAAGAACTAATATAAGCATTTACACCTAACTTTAATGTTGGAGCTCCTGATGTTCCATAATTATAAGAAATTAAATTGTCTCCATCTTTTAATCCTAAGTTAAAGCCTGTATCTATTAAGATTTTATTATTTGTAGCTTTAATCTTATTTAGTGTATTATCTTGTATTTCATCTTTTGTGTAAACATCTGTTATGCCATATCCTGCAAGTGTTGTAGGCTTTTCTAGTAAATCTTCAAAGTTGTGTGTATGTGTGCTAGGAGGAAATGTGCTAGGTTTATTGGTTATCTTATCCCAATCTACATCAACTTCCATACTATTCCACTTTTCTATATCAGAAAGTGTTATCTCTTGTAGAATATTTTTTCTGTATCTATAATCCTGTAAGAGTTCTTCTCTTTCCTTTTCCCACATTTAATCACCTCCTTTAATATGGAACTGTAACATGGTTAAATGACCAACCAGAATATTGCTCATTTAATTCTTTTGCAGTTGCAGGTGTAGTTATTGCAAGTGAATCTGTAAAACAGCTATTATCGTTTGTATCTGTATGTGAAGAGATAAAATCTATCATATTGCTAACATCTGTAAGCTTAGTGCAATTTCTGTAGCAACCCTTAAATGCATTTTTATCTGTAATACCACTTGGAACCGGCAAGACTTCTGTTACATCTGTATAGGCAAAGGAATATTGCATAGATTTAACACTGTTAGGTAAGGTATTACCACCATAACTCTTTAGCTTTTTATATTCGCCTGTTCCTGTTCCAAATATACTATCTGCTATTTCTAATATGTTATCTGTCGCAAATTTAGGCATTACAGTAAAACCACAACTAGACAACAAGCCTGTTCCATCTTTTATGTGGTTTATTTCTCCTTTAATGCTAACCAATTTGTTACACCCTGCAAAAGCATTTTTAGCACTATCAATAGTCGCATTATCAAATATCTTCCAATCAATTTCTTTTAATTTACAACAATAAAACATAGAATCCATTTTTTTAAGAGTACTTGGAAGTGGATTATCCATTTTTTTAACTCCACTAACAGAATACATAAATGATGCATCAGTTAATCCCTCGTTAAGTTCTCCTGCAACCTCTAAGCTTGAACACCTATAATACATACTTACAGCCGATTTTACTGTACTTGGTAGTTTGCAACATTCCTTTAAGGAAGTACAACCTTCATACATTCTATCTGTAATTTCTGCTCCTTCTGTAAGATTACCCGGATGCTCCAACTTTACACACCCTTTAAACATTTGCGATAAATCTCTAATTCTTCCTGTTATATCTCCAACGTGTTTTAAATTTATAAAGTCTATAAATTTTCCTCCATCATCATCAAAAGCATCAGGGTCATCATTGTCATAGAAAGGCACAAATAGCAACTTATTTATAGCAATGCAACACTTTCTTAAATCTTCTCCTAAAATATCCTTAGTCTTTAATGTGAATTGAGTACTGTCACCCTCTTTTAATGTATAAGTATGTTGGATATTAGAATCTACTATTCCGTCTCCCCAATCTATATTAAATTTTATCTCTCTACCTGCTGTAACATTTACAGTTGTACTATCTAACAACTTTAAATCTATTACATATTCATTTAATTCCCCATTTCCCGTTGCACTTTCTAAATTTGTAATCCTGTTATCTAAATTATTTATTTTATTGTCATAATTATTAAACTGACTATTATATTTACTGTCATAAGAATTAAACTTACTATCATAAGAGTTAAATTTACTATTTAAATAGTCTTGAAATGTTGGCTTGGCATTATCAATTTCAAATTCATTTTTATATTTTTCACTTTCTCTTATATACTCTTTTGTTTTTACTGCTCTTTCACGCACTTTTGTTCCAGATTTATTATCAATTATATTTACATAATCACCTGCACCTACATCACCAGAAAATATTGGAGCAGAATAAGAATATATTGGTCTACACAACTTATCTAATTTTTTCTGTGCAGCATTTCTAAGCGTTTCTATAGTTGTATATCTTTCATCTTTCCAATTAACATTTTTTATTTTGTTTGTATAAGAAAAATTAGTTACAATACAACTAATACCATCTTTACCTGTCGCAGTTACTTTTGTAATTAAATCGTAAGTATCACTAGTTGAAGTTATTTCAGATATAAAAATCTTACTACTATCTTTACCTACAAAATTTTTAACATAGATTATTTTATTTAATGTATCAAATTCAAATTCTACTTCAAATTCTTCTGACATTTTCTTTAATAGGCTTGTTATAGTAATTTCATCATTAACTTCAAAATCTACATTTATACCAGGATTATATTTTATATCATAAGTCCAATTTGTTTTAGTTTTAATTGCTGATAATATAGAATCTAAAGAATATGAACCATTTAATGTTATAGTATTATCTTCTAGTTCAGATATATTTAATTTGCATACATAAGCTATTAAATCATTTTGTGAATTAACTTCTTTAATTACATATTCATCATTTTTAGTTCTTATATATCCTTCATGTTCTATTAGTTTGCTTTTTGTATCATAACAGGGATAAGAGAAATTTAAAGTTTTATCAAGTATTCCATCACTTATGTCATTTTCTATATATGCTTCTATATACTTGCTTAATCCTGCAATTTTATTATGTTCTTTATTATATAATTGCAATAACATGCTCTTACCCCCTTATAAAAATCTTTCATTATATTCAAAATTACATTTTACGTTTTGGCTAAAATTTATACTGTTGTATCCATATTCAAGGAAAGGAAATTGCCATAAATCTGTATCACTGTATTTATTAATATTATTTTCTAGTATTTCTTCATTAATGCTATCAATATTTATTTCTTTACCTGCTGTAACATTATTAATTTTCAAAGTATTTTTATTTAAAACTATTGTTAAATTTTCACTTGAAGATGGAGTTATTTTCATACTTAATGGAGTTTTAGCAGTTCCTTTATAATCTATAGTGGCTACTACTTTGTTTTCGATATTTAATGTTTCCTTATCTCCAAATTCTAAACCACATAAATTAAATGTTTTTATATAAGTACATGGATCAATTGTCTTTTCTGTTACTCCTTCATCAGCTAACACAAGTAAAAAATTATGCTCAAATTCATCAAATTTTATTGTACTTACAGATAATAGCTTAGATAACATTATACTTATTTTTTTTAATATTTCTGTTCTAGAAGCTCCACTTATTATAAGTTTTGCTTCAACAGCCTTAAAGCCTGTAGTAGAATCGGAAATGTAAGGATTTAGAGTTTCCTGAACCCATTGGCTTGTATTCGTTACAGAAACATTTTGTATATTAATACTTAATTCTTTTGCTCCTAAATTATTAACATTATAACCATCTATAATCATTTTCTAAGCCTCCTTTGTGCCATGACCAACTCATAACTCATATTATTTCCTATTGTTTTTTGATTTGTTGATTTATTTAATCTATCAACTATATTAGCTAATGCATTTGCCATAGTGTTTGCAAGTCTATCATAATCAAAATTCATATTGCTATAATTATTTATTGTAGAATTATTAGTATTATTAATTAATTGTTTACTTTCATAACTTCTTGGACTAAAATATCCACCACCAGATAATACATTTCTAGTTTTATCAGCTGTTAGTACAGTTTCACCACCACTAAAGAAAACAAGTTCAGGTCCTTTTTCACCTACTAGATGCACACCTCTAGTAGCATTATCAGTTCCTTTAGCATATCCGCTTCCTGTAACATAAACTCCACCTCTACCATCGCTAGTTAATTTCTGTCGCATTTCTAAAGTAACTTCTGTTCCGGATATAGTTTTCATTTTGCTTAATACTCCATCTAATGTAGATATAACACCATTTTCATTAACCTTAATATTGATTGGAGTTCCATTTAAATCTACAATACCTGTTCTAGTTCCATCTGAATGAGTTTTAACATCTTCCAAAGAAGCAACAACTTCACCATTTTTATTTATCATCTGATTAGATGAATTAACAGTTGAATTTGCAAGTTGCATATAATTATCTACCATACTAGCTTTTGTTAAATCCATTGTGTTGGCTAGGTTATTTGCTTCATTGCTCATTCCTTTCATAGCTTCACCACATTTATTTGTAGATTGTTCCCACATTCCAACAATTTGTCCTGTACTATCATCTATTTTTATTGCTACATTATCCATAGTGCCAGTAATTGTGTTATACATTTGATAATATCCACTTTGAGTAATAGAATCTAAATTAGCATAATGGCTTTCTAATTCAAGTAAAGTATTCTGTTGTCTAGTTTCTTTTTCAGACATTATTTCTCCAGTAATCATATTTATATTTTCGGCAATTTTCTCATTATTTTCTTTCAACTCATTGTAATATTGTGAAAAATTCTCTCTATTTTTAGCAAGTTCCCTATCTCTAGCACTACATAGATTGTCATATTGTTTTTTATATCCTTCTTGCTCTGCACCAGTAGTTTTTTCAATTTGTTCTTTAAGTATTTCAATACCTTCATCATATTTATCATGTGTAGCTTGATTAGCTTCGTCTAGTTTTGCTTTCTTTTCTGTAAGAATATCACTTGCCCCTTTAGCATCTATATTTCTTACTCTTTCAATAAAATTAGTATGCATAGCTTCTCGCTCATCATTATTAGTAGCTTGAATTTCTAATTGTGCCTGCCCTATTTCTTCTTCATTCTTTTTTATTTGAGCATCTATTTCCTTATAATTTTGTTCATTACGTTGCTTAAGTAAATTTTTATTTTCTTCTTTTTTTTGAGTAATAATATTTTTAGCATCATCAAAAGTTTTTCCATATGCATCAAGTGTTTTTTGTTCATCTTCAGTAACAATTCCATCAGCAGAAAAAGCCTTTGCCATAGCCTGTTTGCCTTTATCTTCATAGCTTTGTACCGTAGCTAAAGCTTCTTGACACATTTTATCAACTCTGCTAACTAAATCATTAGTTTCACTTTCTGTAAGATCACCATCTAGTGTAGTTTCATGTAATTGTTGGTTGAAATCTCTTATTTTAGAAGAACAATCTTCAACAGCTTGTTTAAATTCGTCTGAAACATCACCTGAAAAATCTTTATATTTAATTCCCATTTCTTCTAATTCTTCATTAGATTTATGAAAACCACCATCTATATTATCAATAACTTTTTTAAATGCACTCATATTATCTGTAGAGTTTAATATGCTTTCATTCGCTAATTCTGTATGTGTTTTTAGTATTTCATATGAACCACCAACTGCAACAACAGCTGGAGCTAATGCTAATGCAGTACTTCCTAAAGTTCCTAAAGTACTTATTAAGCCACCTGATGCAGTACTTGCTGTTACTGTTGCACTACCTAACGTTCCAATAGCACCTTCTGTAGTGGCTAATGTTCCACTCGCAACTTTAGCACCCTTACTGATGTTACTTAAAGTCTTAATTAGCTTACCACCACCAGATACAAGTTTCCCAACACCTGTAGTTAAGCCACCTACTACTTTAAGAACTCCACCTGATGCAAAAGTTATCAAGCCAGTTTTTAATATTAATTCTTGTGTTCCTTCATCAAGATTCCCGAACCAATCAATAAGTTCCATACCCTTGTCTAAAAGTTTAGTTAAATGAGGTAATATCTTATCACCTATTTCTATGCCTAGTGCTTCAAGTTTACTTTTAAAGGCTGCAATCTTACCTTGTGCTGTATCATTCATAATACTGTACATTTCCTCTGTAGCACCATTTGCTTGATTAATTTTCCCTGACAGGTCATTATATTGATCACCACAACCTGCTAATAATTTATTTAAAGTATCAATTTGTGTTTTACCACCAATGGCAGCTAGGTAATTATTTCTTTGTTCTTGAGTGCACCCCTTTAATTTGTCATTAAGTAAAATAAGAGTTTTTTCAAGTCCTATAAATTTCCCATTTTCATCCCATGCAGATATTCCTAACTCTTTAAATGCACCTTTTGCACTACTTGTGGCACCTGTTAAATTAATTAAAATTGAATTAAGAGAATTACCTGCTTCTGAACCTTTTAATCCTTGATTTGCAAGTATACCAATTAGTGTAGCACTTTCTTCAAGTGGAACTCCTAAATTCTTTAAACTTCCACCACAACTTATATATGCTTCCATCATCATTGTTGCGGTTGTATTTGAACTTCTTTGAGCTTGTGAACACACATCAAGATAGTGAGATAATTGGTCTGTTGATATGCCTAGTGCTGACATTGAATCTGTTGCTAAATCTGCACTTGTTGCCATATCTGCTCCCCAAGCTACTGAAGCTTTAAGTATTGGTTCTGTTGAATTTAAAATTTGATTAACATCATATCCTGCAAGTGCGAGATATTGCATAGCTTGAGCTGAATCTGATGCCGATTTACATGTATTTTCTCCAAGTTCTTTAGCTTTATTAGTTAAAGCTTCAAAATCTTCTCCTGTTGCACCTGATGTTGCTTGTAAATTTGCCATATCTTGTTCAAAACTCATAGCTGTTTTAGTTGCATATCCAGAAAAAGCTACAAATGGAGCACTTGCAGCCATAAGCTTACCACCGACAGAACTTATACCCCCACCAATTGTTTGTATTTTTTGACCTGCACTTTCAACAGTTTCACCTAATTCTTTCATTTTTTTCTTATAAGCATCTACAGAACTATTAAGCATAGCTTTATTAGTATCTTTAATCTGTGCATCTAAGTTTTTTAATTCTGCTTCTGTAAGATTTACATTTCTAGTTGCATTATTTAATTGAGATTGGTATGTTTGTAATTGTTTTTCTGCTTTTGCTATGGCTTGAGTATTTTTTTCTTCTGAATTTTTAAGTTTTTCAAGTTCTTCCTTTTTCTTGGATATTTTTTCTTGAGCCTGTGTCATTTGCTCTTTATAAGCTTGTAACTTAGCCTTAGTTGCATCATATTTCTTATTAAGATATTCTAACTTTGTAGATAATCCTTGAGTGGTACTTTCAAACTTTTTAGAAGTACTTGAAGTTGTTTTGTATATTGAATCTAAATTCTTAATTTCTTTGTTTAATTCTTTAACCTTAGTTGTGCAATTGGCATCTTTGACACCTAATGTAACTAATAATTGTTCTTCACTCAACTTCGCACCTCCTTAATCTAAACATTGTAATTTTCCTGAATCTTTTCCTTTTTCATTTTCATACAAACTACAATGAATATCTATTTGTTTATATAATTTCCTTGGTGTACTATTCCAAAATTCTTCTTCACTTTTACCTAATATAGTTGTGTATACATAGTATAGCCAGTCAAGATCAATTTCCTCATTCTTTTTTACTTTTTTTTTGAATCATTTATTGGGAGTGATAAATATACTAAGTCAATAACTTTATATCTTAAATTCAATAAGAAAAATAATGTATCTCCTTCAACAACTTCTTTTCCAAGTGGTTCTTCTGGTTTATCTTTATATCTTAAAGTACTTGCTATAAAATAAATTATTGTTTCATCATCAGAATTAAATAAATTTTCTATTGCATTACAAAAATTTGTATTTGTTAATTCTTTATATGTTGCAATAGATTTCATGTCAAAACACATAATATATTCTTTATTGTCAATTTTAAGCTCTAATTTCTTTTTTACTAAATCCAATTTTATTCACCCTCTTTATTGAAAAAGAGTAACTATATTTCTATAGTTACCCCTTAATTACTAAACTGTTGCATCAGCAACATCTTTAAATTGCACTGTTTTAAAGAAATTATCAAGTTTCTTTTTTTGATCTGTATCTTCTGAACCAACTTCATCTGAAGCAATTTCATAAAATACTTTTCCATTTGAAAGAGGAATTGCTTTTCCTGTTATATCACAAGCAGTAAAATCAATTTTGTCTGTTTGTGTCTTACCGCCATATTCTTCTTTTCTTAATTTGCAATTATAGTAAATTCTATTATCATAAGAACCATCATCATAGTTAATCTGATATAAAATTGCAACTTTTTGTTGGATATCTGCTGTATTAGTTTCAATTTCTCCTTTTTCATAAGCTTTTCCTGTTAATGCAGCTTCAATTTTCTTACTAAGAGAAGATAAAGTTATTGAAATATCTGCACCAGACACCCTAGATACATATATATTCTGTAAATTATCAGCATAGTTTTCACCTTCTGCATAAGTGTTTTTAGCAGATAATTCTTCACAATCTGGAATTTTTTCAGGTGCTGTGTATGTAATTGCACCTGCTTCACTTTCTTGATAAGTAGCATAATGTAATTTTGAAATTCCTATAGCTTTTTTGCTCATTTTTTTCTACCTTCTTTCATATTTTTTAAATAAAAAAGAACTGATTAATCAGCTCTTAAAAATCCTTTAAACGTAATAGCAGTATTATAAATAAGATTTCCATTACTATCACTTTCTGTATTCGTTGGTTCTGAATTACCACCATTAAATCCATACTCTCTCATTGTTTTTAATATATTAGTTTTGTATTGTTCTATATTGCTTATACAATAGAGATTTATTAATATAGTATAATTAGTACCTTTTAATGTATTATCAGCATAATAAGAAGGATAGGAGGAATAATTAAATATTATATATTCTTTATCCTTCTTGATTCCCTTGTTTATAAAATAAACAGGAAGTCCTATAGTCAATAAAGCTTTACCTATTTTTTTATTCATTCTATCACCCCAATGCTTTATGAACTTTTTCTTTGACTTTCTTTTTTAATTTTTCTTGTGACGATTTAGCAGCTATATTTACAGCATTATCAAACCACAAAATATGATTTGTTATCATCATACCTTTAAATCTATTACCAAATCCTTTATCTTCGTAACCAAAGTTATGAAAATACAATTCCTTCCATTCATCCCAAGGAGCATTATCATTTTTTAGACCTATATCTACAAAACAATTAGTATTTTTATAGCATCTAGGTTCGCAAGTTGCTATGCATTTATAACCTTTTTTTGAAAATTCAGATGCTTTTTTTCTAATTGAATCTCTCATATTATTTGCAACTTCAACAACATCATCTTTTATATCAATATTCTGCAAATTGTTAAGCTTTTTTAGAAGTCTATTTATTCCACTTATTTCAAGTGCCATTATTCTAGTAACTCCCCTACAATTTCAAAATATTTGTGTTTTTCTTCTATATCACTAATGTAAGTAATATTATAAGTCTTATTGTTATATTTAAGCTTACAATCTGTAGTTAATTCTATATTTTTATATCTAATATAGAATCTTTTTATATTGCTAGATATCGTTTTATCAGATAATAATGTTTCTTTACCACTAATATTTAAGATTTTGGCTCTTGTTTTTAATAATGTTAATTCCTCCTCTATTGGAATAAAATCATCATCTTGGCTTTGTTTTACTGAAAAAATTTCTATTGTATGCTTAAACTCTCCTGGATTAATTCTAAACATATACATCACCTCTTATAAAAGATTAATGCAATGCATATCCATAATACTTTGTAACATTCTGTTGTTTTTATCGGAATCAACTGTAAATGATCTATTGTCATACATATCACCAATAATACATAAATAAGCAGTAGTTAAATCCTCATATTTATCTAATTCTTCATCAGATAACCCTGTATATCCCTTGATATATGCTTTTGCACTATCTTTATATACTTCTATAAGGTCGCTATCTTCTTCATATGCATTACAGTTTTTTATGATAATACTATTTGGAACTTCACTAATCTTCATTTTCAGTTTCCTTAGAATTATCTTCTACAGTTTCTTCCTTATCTAAATCAATATTTTTAGCTTTTTCAATAAATCCTGCTTCTAATAAATCCTTTGCTACTTCTTTGTCTTTTAAGTCGAAAATATCACCTTTTTTCTTAGTGATATTACCTGTAAAAGTAACCAATGCTTTATATTTCATAATAAATTATACCTCCTAATTTATAAAATTAGAGGGGATATTCCCCTCTGGTTAGGTTAAGCTGATTTCATTACTAATTTTGCAATTTTTTGTGCATTTTCTACTTTAGAATCAATTTCACACCAAGCTATTACACCTAAAGCATGTTGTTCTGCAAACTTTTCTCTAAGTATTTCTATATTTACATCTTCACTTAATTTAACTGCAAGTCCTGACATATCTCCATAGTATATTACAGTTTTTGATGCTGCTATAGATGGCATATTTTCTGTTGTGTATATGTCTTTTCCAAATAAAGTGTAGCCCCACTTAGAATTAGGATCCTTATTTAATATATAATCACCATCAGAATTTTTAAGCTTTCTTATAGCTTTTCTTGTAGATCTATTCATTATCCAAATAGCATCAGCTTGATATACATCTGGCACTTCTTCTTGAACATCTATAAGTTCATCAGCAGTTAATGCAGTTGCAGCAGCACTAGTTACTGTTTGAGTAACACCTCTTAAACCTTGAATTTTATTATCAGTACCATTTATTAATTCATTTTCAATCCATCTTGCAATACTGTCAGCCATAATATTTATAACTTCTGAAACAATATCAAATTGAGAATTGTTCACAAGTGATTTAGCTATCTTACTTAACGCTCCTGCTAAGAATCCTTTTAATTCAATACTTAAAAATTTACCACTTGTACTTTCTAGGCTCTTAAATTCTGTAGCATAAGCCATTGTTATAGTAGAAGAAGATTCATCATAGTATGGAATACTTAATGTTCCTTTAACATTATATTTTGTTGCTAATTGATACAATGGTGATATATCATGTACCTTTTTTATGATTTTATTGGCAATAGAACTTGGTATTACTGCTCCATTATCACCAGTAGTAAGATTTACATCTGCTCTTTGTTCAACTATACCTCTTATATAGTTTGCAAAAGCTCTTTCTTCTAGTTTTTCTTTATCTTCATTATCGTTACTTGGTTCATCTTTTAATATGTTGTATGCTGCTCTTTTAGCATTTATTGCTTTAATTGAAGTTTCAATTAATTCTTTTTCTTGAATTAATGCATTATATTGTTTAGCTTCATCTTCATTAAAAGATGCTCTTTTTTCATCTTTTTCTAATGCATCAACTAATGCATTTATTTTTTCTTGTATTTCTGCTCTTTTTTCTTCAAGACCTTTAATATTTTTTTCTGCTCTTAATTCAAGAGATTTTCTAATTCTTCTTTTTAACATTTATCATCATTCCTTTCTTGGATTTTTATTCCTCTCCTAAGCTTTTCACAAAAAGCTTTCTTCTTTTCAGAATCTATTTTATTATCTTTTGTCATATCTTCTATAACAGCTTTAAATTCTTCAGCTCTTATTTCAGTAATAACCTTGTCATTACCTCTAGTTTCAATTGATGTTCCTATATAACAAGGCATCATATTTGAATCTATTATAGATACTTCTGATAAATTTAAGTCTTGTACACTTCTTCTTTGAAGAGTTGCACCTTCTGGTTTTTCCCAACTGTCCTTGTTTACTGTAAATCCAAAACTCCAACCTCTTAATTCACCTTTCTTAGCTTTTTCAATTACATCTGCATCAGTAACAGTACATATTGCTCTAAGTCCGATATTATCCTCAAAAAGTTGTAAATTTCCATCAGAAATAGAACCAAGTTTTCTATCTTTGTTATGATCTAATAATAAATCAACATTATTTGTTCTCTCTAAAGCTCTTTGAAATGCTCTAGGTTCTATTCTCTCAATAAATGCACCTGTTGGACTTTGAATAGGTCTACTAAATCTATCTACTGCATTAACGTAGCCATCAATTAGTACACTATTATCACCTCTAACTTCAATTCTCACCATTATCACCCCCTTTCAAGTCATTATTTTTAGAATTTATCTTTGTTGTTTGATTAGTGTTAGGTGTATATACATTGCCACTTGCCGTATTGTAAAGAACGTCATTAAGACCTAAAACTAAAGTATCATTTAATGCTTCGATAGGTTCGTAATCTTCCTTTTTCCTTATCTCATTTGGAGTAAGAATTTTATCCTTAATTGCAATATCATACGCTTTATATCTCTTTTCTATATCACCTTTAAGAAGTTCATTCATATCAAATCCAAAATAAAAAGACTCCTTCTCTCTTTCTAGAAGTAAGTCTTTATTTAAACTTGATATAAAACTTTTCATAATAGGCAATATTGCTGTTTTTATAAACTTTTCATAGTCTGATTCATTAGCTTTACCATCACCACTAATTAATGAAGGTGGTACATATAATAATTTGCAAATTTCTTCACCGTTAGTCTTTTTATTCTCATTAAGTTGCATTTCAGTAGGTGTAGCTGCACTTTCTTTAAAAGATAAACCTTTATTTAGAATAATACAATTTTCACTATTTTCTTTATACATGTTGTTCCATTGTTCTTTTAAATTATCCATTGCTTCTTTAGTCAATTTACTACCTTCATTGTTTATAAAACCTTTTTTATTACCGCCAGTTTTAGATAATATATTTTCATATTTTAAAGAATTATAAGCAACAGATAAAAGAAGTGGATTACTTTCTATAATTCCACTTCCACTTGATCCATCTCTAGTATTTCTTAATAACTTTATAAAATCATAAGGTTTATACTTATTAGCATAAACATAAATATCATAATCTTTAAAAATAGGATTTTCATTTTTTATTACTGACACATCTTCATTTTTAACATAATTTATGCTTTCAATATTTGTTCCTTTCTTATTTATATATGCATAGCCATTTCCAACTAATAAATAATCTTCAACTAAAGCCTTTTTCATATCAAAAGCTGATAGTGTATCTTTTGTATCATCATTCAAAAGCTTTAATCTCACATCATTTTCAATTTCTTTAACCTTACCCTCACTTTTTTTATAAAGTTTAATTGGTATCATTGCAACTGTATTACTTACTAAACCAACACAAGATTCTAATGTTGCTACATTTTCAGCCATTTCTCTTGTTACTGTATCATCTAACACTCCTGCCTTTAACAACATTCCAATAAATTCATCTTCAGATACCTTTTCACTTCTTAACTCTTTTTTCTTTTTACTCCAAAAAGCCATTTTTTCACTTCCTCTCACTAAATAACATCAATGCTGTTATCTTCATACTTATTAAGTTCTTCTAATAATAAATAAAGAGCATCAATAATGCTCATAACCAAATCAATTTTCCCTTTAGATTTTTTCTTATTTAAGTATTTATTTAAGTTAGTATCTTCTGTTTGCCTGGCATTAACAAAATTTATTTCCAATAACTTATTTGAATTATAATGAAATTTCTTAGATAATATCATTTCTTTAAGCCACTTAATAGCAGGATGTAGAAATCTACTATGTTGTACTACTTCTACTGTTTCAAGTCCTTCACTTTCCAATTTTTCAGCAGTACTCAATGCATTTCTTCTATCATATCCAACTTGAATTACCCTAACACCATATACGCCCTGAAGTTTTATTATGAAGTTTTCTACTGCCTTGTAAGAAATAACATCATCACCACAAGCAAAACAATTTCCTTTCTTAATTTCTGCTTTATAGTCAACGTGTTCTCTTTTTGATTTTGCTTCAACTCTTAGTTTAGGAATAAATGCCCATGTTTTAGCAAAAACTTCTTCTGTATCACTATCATATGTAATCATTCCTACACCTGTATTATCATCAGTTTCGGCTAAATCAAGACCTATGTAAACATCTTTCCCTTCCCAATTGTATTCTTCTTTAAGTTTACAAGCTTGAATTTCTTCAATAGTTACATATTCTTCACCTGCATTAGCTGGCATAAAGTAATTCATTGATTTAGTTAAATATTCTTCAACTTCATCTTCTTTTTGCAGGGCCTTTTCTCTATCCTCTCTGATTGTTTCGTAATTTTCTTCTATCCTTAGTGGATTAGCTTGATACATTCCTGTATCATTCCATAGATTTTCTTCATATGCATAATATAAAACTGCAAACATTCTATCGTCTTTTACTTCTCCCTTGAATACTTTTCTAATATATTCAAGGTCACTTTCCATGATAGAATTATCTACAGCATATGCAGTAGTTGTTCTAAATCTAATTGGATTTACAACATTCTTTTGTCCTGACTTCATAGCATTAAAGTTAGAGTTATCTGTAAAATTACCATGTTCATCAGATACAAAAGCACTAGGTCTTATTGAGTTATTCTTGCCACTTTCAGCAGTTCTTGGTTGAAAGAAAGAATTTGTAATAGTACATTCAATTTTACCAATTTGAGTTTTAGACCATGTAAAATGTTTCGCAATTAGTGGACTTGATTCTAATATCTGAACCATTGATTTTCTTATTTCTGCTGCAAGTTCTCTTGTTAAGCATATAGAATAAAATTCACTATAATTTTGTTCTGTTAACATTAGCAATAGAAAAATAAGACCAACTAGAGCAGTCTTTGCATTTTTTCTAGCAATATATAATGTTATATCATTATATCTAAATTTATCTGGATTGTTTTTAAATCTCCAACCAAATATATTAACAATAAGAAAACATTGAAATCCTACTAAATTTTCTAATACTTGCTTACCTGCCACAAACCCTGTTGCAAAGTTAAAAAGCTTTAATAAATTATTTATTATCTTTAATTTATTCAAATCAAAATAATATTCAAAATCATTATTATCTTGCTTTTTTAAATCTTCTAAGAACCATTTACATTGAGTTTCTACTTCCCATGTTGTTATTTCTTTACCAGATACAACATCATCAGCATATTGAATTGCTTTATCTAAGAGTAGCAATTTACTCTCCCCTTAAAGCTTTTAATAAAGGATCTTCTTCTTTATCTTTAACAGATTGATTAATATTAGATATCTTAGCTCTTGATTGAGGACTTAAGCATAATTCGTTACAACACCTATAAAAATCTTTGTCATATTTATCTTTAGCAGACATTAAATCCTTATTCATCATAGCTTGTGGTTTTTTATTAATTATATTTTCAATATACTGTAATCTATCTATAGAAATAACACACTTAGTTAATATAAATCTATCTAAATTACTTAGAATATTACTAGCTTTTAATTCATCAATAATAAAATTAAATAATTTTTCCTGATTTTCATTAAGTTTTTGACTTGGAACAATGTTATCTGAATTTCCTTTTACTATATCTTGATTTTCAGACCTTATTCTTATTTCTTCTTTTGTCAAATGTTTTGACATAACTTCAACTGATTTACTTGGTCTTACCATTTTTCCTCACCTTCTTGTGAAATTTTAAAAATTGCATTTCGGGAATTTTTTTAAATCGTGAGAGGCACCGTACTGATAAAATTTCTTCTCTAAAAAAATTAAGAACCCAGGGGGGATATGATTTTTTTAAATTCTTTATTGTATTTACCTAATTGCCTATCTCCTTCAATGTAATCTTTTCTCATTGTTTTTAATAATTTTTGCAATTTCTTTTTTACTTTACTATTGCTCTTGTATATTTTATGAACTAATCTATGTGAAGCATATTCATTAAGTGGAATTAAGTTATCATATTCAATAGCTTTACTTTCATCTTCAAGAATTTCTATTACATGATGTGTAGTTGTAGCTTGTACTGTAATAGAATTAACATAGAACTGAAATACATCTACATAATTGAAATCTTCTAGCACTTCTTTCCTTAACTTTCTATATTCTTTAGATTCATATATTTTATTATCTGTTCTAGTTCTATCTGTTTTCCTTTTTCTTTTATGAGGACAAATATGTGGTCTATTTACTATGCCACAATAACTACAAGTAGTTTTCATATTGTCACCTTGTTAGATTTAAATAAGCTAATGTACAATCATGTAATATTTCTTTAATTGGCTTCATTACTGTCATACCTTCTTTATAAACAAACACTCCATTCTCTGCTAATAAATTAATCAAATCTTTATTAGCATTTACAGTATTAATAGTTTTCTCTATTACCTGTTGTATATTATTAATGTCTAGCTTAACAGTAATAACATTTTCATCTTTACTAAACTTATTCTTATTATCGTTGCACTTATATATATCGCAATCCTTACAATTTCTAAAAGGTTTAGTACATTGCCATACATCCATCATTTATTAATCAACTCCTCATATTTCAAAAGTCTTGCTCTTTAATTCTTTCTCTTTAAGCTTAGTTAACTTCTTATCATTGGCTACTCGATTAGGATCATCTGACCAATGAACTTTATCTCTATTGTTAAGATAATACTTTTGTGCATTTAGGTCAGGTGGACTATACTTCTTAACTTCCTTAACTTCTAATACTTCATCTACTAGCACTTGTTCATCTTCTATTCTTTCTTTCTTAACCTTCTGTACTACTTCTTCCGTATAATGAAAGCCTATGCACTTCTTAAATAAAGCTTTCTCTACTTCTTGTTGTTTCTCTTCTAAACCTTCCTTAATTGCATCTTTTAGTGCCTGCATATCTTTCTTATGCCTTCGGAAAGTAGAATAAGCCATACCAACTTTTTTAGCTATTTCTTTTTCTGTTAAGCCTTTTACTATCCAAGTCTTTATATTTTCTAAATTATTTAGTATTAAATCTTCTTTAGAATCTGACCTCGCCACTTATTACCACTCCTTTCCAATTATCTCGGCACTTAAAATTAAAGCCGTGATTAGCTAACCATATATTTACATTTTGTTTGTTTTTATTATTTAATCTTCTGTAAGCCTTGATATATAAAGCTTTAAGCCTACTTTTTATACTATTTTTAAATACTCCATAAGCTATAGTATTACTTATTCTATTTTTTAAGTGCATATATTTGTAATATTTTTTTAATCTAACTATAAATAATCTACCCTTTATTTTTGGAGCATTAACCTTCTAAAAAAAATTAAAGCTTATTATCAATTATTTCTGAAGCTTCTTCTTTAACTCCATTAGTAAGCCCTAAATATCTTTTAGTTGTTTCGATATTTGTATGTCCTAAAGCTATTCTTACATACTCAATATCTTTCTTTACTTCCCAAAGTCTATTGGCATAAGTTTTTCTCATACTATGTCCTGATATATTTTTTAATCCTAAACTTTTACCAACATTCGATAATATTTTACTGTAAGATTTTTGAGTTATATAAGTATCTCCTTTATTGCTCTTGAATGCATATTCTGAATTTTTCTTATTCCTTACATACTCTTTAAGAAGTCTGCTCAAGTTATTACCTATTGGTACTTCTCTTGGCTTAGGCTTTTTTTTATTCGACTTAGGATTCTTAATCATATGAGTTTTCCAATCGTGATATTGTTTTTGTTCCTGGATAACAAACTTTTGATTAAGTAATGCTTCTCTAATATCTCCTATTGTTAAGCAAACAATATCTTGAGCTCTATATCCAGTAGCAACTCCTAAAAGAAATAATGTTATATTTCTTTCTTTGAATTTATCACTGTATTCTTCAAGCTTATATTTAAATCTATTGTATTGGTCTTCTGGAATAGGATATGCATCTTCTTTTATATTTACATTAGCCATATACCTCCCTTCCTTTCAATTTTCGCTATTTTTAAATATAGAAAAAGAGTTGCCATTAATAGCAACCCTTAAATTCGTTATTTAATCTTCTTGGTGTTGGTGTCAATATAAATTCCCCGAAAAAGGGAAAGAAAATTC